GTGACGCAGCAGCAGAACAAGCAAGGGTTGGGGCCGGTGCCCTCGACCTCGACGCGGCGCGCGCTGAAATCGGGTGCCGCCTGGATTGCCTCAGAGCCGCCCGAGGTGGCGGAGGCGTTTCTGGCGGAGCTGACGGATGAGGCGCTGGCGGCGTTGCCCTGGATCTTCGAGTTCTGGGCCTTGCCGCATCAACTGGCCCCGGAGGGCGACTGGAAGACCTGGGTGATCCTGGGCGGGCGCGGCGCGGGCAAGACCCGCGCCGGGGCCGAATGGGTGCGGTCCATGGTGGAAGGCGCGACGCCGGAGGCGCCGGGACGGGCGCGACGGGTGGCGCTGTTGGGTGAGACCTATGACCAGGCGCTGGCGGTGATGGTGAAGGGGGAGAGCGGGATACTGGCCTGCTCTCCGCCCGACCGCTGCCCGCGCTGGGTGGCGGGGGAACGAATGTTGGTCTGGCCCAACGGGGCCGAGGCGCGGCTTTATTCGGCGCATGACCCGGAGGCTTTGCGCGGCCCGCAATTCGACGCGGCTTGGGTCGATGAGCTGGCCAAGTGGAAGCGGGCAGAGGACACCTGGGACATGCTGCAATTCGGGCTGCGTCTGGGCGACGATCCACGGCAGGTGGTGACGACGACGCCGCGCAATGTTGAGGTGTTGAAGGAGCTTCTGGCGCGCAACAACACGGTCGTGACGAGCGCGCCGACCGAGGCCAACCGGGCCTATCTGGCGGACTCGTTCCTGGCCGATGTCCGGGCGCGCTATGGCGATACGAAACTGGGCCGGCAGGAGCTGGATGGCGAGCTGGTCGAGGATATGGAAGGCGCGCTTTGGGACCGGGCCGCCCTGGAGGCGGGACGGGTCACGGAGCTGCCCGAGGGCGCGCGTATCACGGTGGCGGTGGATCCGCCGGTGACGGGGCACGCGGGCTCGGACGCTTGCGGGATCGTCGTCGTTGGCGTGGTGCAGCACGGCGCGCCGCAGGGCTGGCACGCGGTGGTGATCGAGGATTGCAGCGTTCAGGGCGTCTCGGCGCATCAATGGGCGGAGCGGGCGGTGGCGGCCTATGAGAAACACGGGGGCGCGCGGATGGTGGCGGAGGTCAACCAGGGCGGCGATCTGGTGCTGGACGCGGTGCGGGCGATCGACCCGCTGGTCAATGTGCAATCGGTGCGGGCCAGCCGCGGGAAAGTGGCGCGGGCAGAGCCGGTGGCAGCGCTTTATGAGCAAGGCCGCGTGGCGCATATGCCGGGGCTGAACGCGCTGGAGGATGAAATGTGCCGGATGACGATGACCGGCTACCAGGGGCGCGGCAGCCCGGACCGGGTCGATGCGCTGGTCTGGGCGCTGACCGACAGGATGATCGTGCCCGCGCGGAATGTCGCGCGGCCGGGGATGCGGCGGATCTGAAATTTTTGCAGTGAAGGGCGCGCTATCCGCGCTTTTCGAGGCGTTTCGCTGAACCGGCGGGGCCCTTTTTTGATGGATCAAGGAGACAAGCGGATGGTGTTGGATTTCTTGCGGAAACCGGAGCCGGTGGAGGCAAAAGCCTCGGCGACGGGGCGGGTGGTGACCTGGGCAGGCGCGGGGCGCGTGGCCTGGAGCCCGCGCGATACGGTGTCGCTGATGAAGACGGGGTTTTCCGGCAACCCGGTGGGCTTCCGGTCGGTCAAGCTGATCGCGGAGGCGGCGGCGGCGCTGCCCCTGATCTGCCAGGATGCCGAGCGGCGCTATGAGGTGCATCCGGTCTTGCGGCTGCTGTCGCGGCCCAATGCGGCGCAGGGGCGGGCGGAGCTGCTTGAGGCGCTCTACGCGCAACTGCTGCTGTCGGGTAACGCTTACGTCGAGGCGGTGAGCCCCGAGGGCGATACGCCGGAGGAATTGCATGTGCTGCGCTCGGACCGGATGGGGCTGGTGCCGGGGCCGGATGGCTGGCCGATTGCCTATGATTACACGGTCGGGGCGAAGAAGCACCGGTTCGACGCGCGGGGGCTGTCGCCGATCTGCCATATCAAGCTGTTCCATCCGCAGGACGACCATTACGGGTTGAGCCCGATGCAGGCGGCGGCGACGGCGCTGGACGTGCATAACAGCGCCTCGCGTTGGTCGAAGGCGCTGCTGGATAATGCGGCGCGGCCTTCTGGCGCGATTGTCTATCGGGGCGCGGATGGCGCGGGCACGATGACCGGCGACCAGTTCGAGCGGTTGCAGGCGGAGATGGAGAGCCATCACCAGGGCGCGCGCAATGCGGGGCGGCCGATGCTGCTGGAAGGCGGGCTGGACTGGAAGCCGATGGGGTTCAGCCCCTCGGATATGGAGTTCCAGAAGACCAAGGATGCCGCCGCGCGCGAGATCGCCTTGGCCTTCGGGGTGCCGCCGATGATCATGGGGATACCGGGTGACGCGACCTATGCCAATTACGCCGAGGCGAACCGGGCCTTCTATCGCCTGACCGTTCTGCCGCTGGCGGGCAAGGTTCTGTCGTCGCTGTCGCATTGGCTGGCGGGGTATTCCGGCGAGGTCGTGGAGCTCAGGCCCGATCTTGACCAGGTTCCGGCGCTGTCGGTCGAGCGGGACGCGCAGTGGCGGCGGGTGGCGGAGGCCGAGTTCCTGACGCCTGCCGAAAAGCGCGCGATGCTGGGTCTGCCGCGGCTGTCGGAGGATCAATGAGTGCGCGGGGCACGTCCGGCGGATCGCGGTTCCTCTATGACCCGTTCAACGCCGCCACGGCCCGGATCGACGCCAATGAACGGGTGTCCGAGGAACGCTGGCAGGCGCTGGCGTTCCGGCTGAAGGGGATCGAGGGGGCATTGGACCGGTTGGAACGGCGGCTGTGGCTGGCCGTCTTCGGCGCGGTCAGCGTCATCCTGGCACAAGGTGTGAACGAGCTGATCCAGATGAGCTCTGGCGGATAGGAGATTGAGAATGAACATGATTTCAGAGGCGGGGCTTGAGATGAAGTTCTGCCGCTTCGACGAGGCGCTGACCGTGCGGGAAGGCCACAGGATCGAAGGTTACGCGAGCCTGTTCGGCGCCTGCGACCAGGGCGGCGACGTGGTGCAGAAGGGGGCCTATGCGCGCAGCCTGAAGGGGCTGGCGGGGGCCGGGCGCAACGTCAAGATGCTGTGGCAGCACGATCCGGCGCAGCCTATCGGGATCTGGGACGAGGTGCGGGAGGATGGCCGCGGGTTGATGGTCAAGGGGCGGTTGCTGGAAAGCGTCGCCAAGGGGCGCGAAGCGGCGGCCCTGCTGGAGGCGGGCGCGATTGACGGGCTGTCGATCGGCTATCGCACCGTGCGGGCCACGAAGGATGACCAGGGGCGCAGGCTTCTGAACGAGGTGGAGCTTTGGGAGGTGTCGCTTGTCACCTTCCCGATGCTGCCGCAGGCGCGGGTGGACGCCCACAAGGCCGAGGAGGCCAAGGGCGATTTCCTGCATGAACTGGCGACGGTGTTCCAGGACGCCCGTCGCAAACTGGCGGCGCGGTAAGGCAGGTCTCGGAAATTCCTGAAAACCAAGCATCGCATGGCGCGTTGGAATCTCTGATTTCAGGCAGCGTCGGGTGATTCAGGTTTTTCCGAACGTGCCACTGGCCCCGCGACGACTTCTAATTGGGATGATCGGATGACCGAGACTATATCGAAGTCCTCGGGCCGCAGCCCTGTGCCTCAGGCCCAGGATGCGACCACCGAGGTGAAAACGGCCCTGGCAGGGTTTTTGAGTGAATTCAGCCAGTTCCAGGACGACATGACCACCAAACTTGCAAAACAGGAAGAGCGTATTTCCATGCTGAAAACCAAAACCATGACCCATTCGCGCCCTGCGCTTTCGTCTTCTGTCGAGGCGGGTGCGCCGCACAAGAAGGCCATCGGCACCTACTTGCGCACCGGCGACGACGACGGGCTGCGCGGCCTGGAGCTTGAGGGCAAGGCGCTGAACACTGCCGTCAACGCGGAAGGTGGCTACCTGGTCGATCCGCAGACGGCGGAGGTGATCCAGGGCGTCTTGCGTGGCTCCTCCTCGCTGCGGTCCGTGGCAAATGTGGTCAATGTCGAGGCGACCTCGTTCGATGTGCTGGTCGATCACACCGATGTCGGCGCGGGCTGGGCCACCGAGACGGCTGCGAGCACCGAGACCGACACGCCGCAGATCGAGCGCATCTCGATCCCGCTGCATGAGCTGTCGGCCCTGCCCAAGGCATCGCAGCGCCTGCTGGACGACACCGCCTTTGACATCGAGGGCTGGCTGGCCGAGCGGATTGCGGACAAGTTCAGCCGCGCGGAAGCCATGGCCTTCATCTCGGGCGACGGGATCGACAAGCCGACCGGCTTCCTGACCCACCCCACCGTGGACGATGCGAGCTGGTCCTGGGGCAACCTGGGCTATGTCGTGACCGGCGCGGATGGCGATTTCGATGCCACCAACCCCGCAGATGCGATTGTCGATCTGGTCTATGCCCTGGGCGCGCGTTACCGGGCCAACGCGAATTTCGTGATGAATTCCAAGACCGCCGGGGCCGTGCGCAAGATGAAGGATGCCGATGGCCGCTTCCTGTGGTCCGATGGCCTGGCTGCCGGGGAGCCCGCGCGCCTGATGGGTTATCCGGTGCTGATCGCCGAGGATATGCCCGATATCGCGTCGGGTGCCATGGCGATTGCCTTCGGCAATTTCGATGCCGGCTACACCATCGCCGAGCGGCCCGACCTGCGCGTGCTGCGTGACCCGTTCAGCGCCAAGCCGCATGTCCTGTTCTATGCGACCAAGCGAGTCGGCGGCAATGTCAGCGATTTCTCGGCCATCAAGCTGCTGAAATTCGGCACCTCCTGACGATCTGAGGCGAGGCGAGATCCCGTTCCGGCCCTCTTTTTTCGGGTCGGGGCGGGCGGCATGGCGGGGCTTGGCGGCCTCCAGCCTATTTTTGTCCTCCGCATGAGCGGTGCAAAGCCCTGTCATGCCAGTTTCCGAGGCAGTCTTTCGTGGAGAATAAAGAACATGATGATGGTCGAAATGACCTCGGTCCCGAGCGCTTCGCTGCCGGTGACCGAATTGACCGATCACCTGCGCCTGTCATCCGGGTTTGCCGATGATGGCAGCCAGGATGCGCAGTTGGAAAGCTGCCTGCGGGCAGCCCTTGCGGCGGTCGAGGCGCGGATCGGAAAGGCGCTGTTTCAGCGCGGCTTTACATGGCACCTGAACGGCTGGAGCTCGACCGAGTGCCAGGCGCTGCCGGTGGCCCCGGTGCAGAGTATCACATCAATCAAGGTGATCACGCGGGGGGGCGTCGAGACGGTGCTGAACCCCGATGCCTATGTGTTGCGCAAGGACACGCATCGCCCTGCGGTGGAGGCGGTGAGCAGCCTGCCGAACCCGTCGCGCGGCGGCTCGATCGAGATCGAGATGATCGCGGGCTATGGCTCGGACTGGAACGGTATCCCCGCCGACCTGCGGCAGGCGGTTCTGATCCAGGCCGGTGAACTCTACGAGTCGCGCGGCACCAGCGACGCCACGATTGCCGTGGGCGTGGCGGTGCTGATCGAGCCCTACCGCGCAGTGCGGATGCGGGGGGTGGGCGGATGACCCGGCCCGATCTTTCGCGCCGCCTGCTGCTGGAGGGGCCGGTGCGGGTGCCCGACGGCGCGGGCGGGTTTGCGGAGACCTGGCAGCCGCTTGGCCAGGTCTGGGGCGAGGTGCGTCCGCGCACGGGCCGCGACAGCGGTGACCTGGCGCGCATGGGGTTCAGGATCACGGTGCGGGCCGCGCCGCAGGGCGCGCCGTCACGGCCGACACCCTTGCAGCGGTTCCGCGACGGCGCGCGGCTGTTTGCCATCGAAGCGGTGACGGAGGCCGATCCCGAAGGGCGGTTCCTGGTCTGTTTCGCGCGTGAGGAGGAAGGCGCATGAGCTATGGCATGACTGCCGCGCTGCAAAGCGCGGTCTACGGGCGGCTGAGCGCGGATGCGGGGCTGGCCGCGATTGTCGGAACGGATGTGTTCGACGCGATGCCGCCGGGACCGGAGCCCGAGATCTACGTGACGCTCGGCCCCGAAAAGGTGCGCGACCGCAGCGACGGGTCGGCGGGCGGCGCGCTGCATGAGTTCAGCGTCTCGGTCGTGACGACGGGGGCGGGGTTTCACCTGGCGAAAGAGGCCGCGGCAGCGGTCTCGGATGCGGTTCTGGCAGCGCCGTTGACCCTCAGCCGGGGCCGGGCCAGCCGGGTTCACTTTACCCGCGCCAAGGCGGTGCGGACCAGCGCCAACCGGCGCATCGATATCTGGTTCCGCGCCCGCCTGGACGAGGCTGTCGCGTGAGCTTTGACTTGCAAATACCTGATATAACTGGAGATTGAAATGCCTGCACAAAACGGCAAGGACCTGCTGATCAAGGTCGATCTGGATGGGACAAGCACGTTCCAGACCATGGCGGGGCTGCGCGCCTCGCGGCTGAGCTTCAACGCGGAAACGGTGGATGTGACCAGCCTGGAAAGCGCCGGGGGCTGGCGCGAATTGCTGGCCGGGGGCGGCGTGAAATCGGCGGCGATCTCGGGCTCGGGCGTGTTCCGCGACGAGGCGACGGATGAGCGCGCGCGCCAGATCTTCTTTGACGGCGAGGTGCCCGAGTTTCAGGTCATCATCCCCGATTTCGGCACCGTGGAGGGCGCGTTCCAGATCACCTCGATTGAATATGCGGGCAGCCATGACGGCGAGGCGAGCTATGAGCTTTCGCTGGCCTCGGCGGGCGTGCTCTCGTTCACGGCGCTCTGACCCATGGCGAATCCCTGGGCAGGCGAGGTGGCGCTGGAACTGGACGGCGAAAAGCGGGTGCTCAAACTGACGCTCGGCGCGCTGGCCGAACTGGAGACCTGGTTGCGGGCCGAGTGCCTGGCCGACCTGGTCGAACGGTTCGAGGTGGGCGCG